GCCTTCGGTCTTGGTGTAGGTCGCCACATACATGTTCTCGCCATCAGTCGCCAGCACGACTCGCATCGTGTGTGGGTACGGGCCAGCCTGCCAATTTAGTGTTGTCATCTGGATGATACTACTGGCTTTTGGTATGCATGGATGCCGAGTGCTGAAAAAACATCGACGGGATCGCGGCCCGACTCAGCGCAGCCTCGGATGAGTGCGAGGATAGCAGCACGGCGCGGTGTCATCTCGATCAGCGAGCGGTCACGCAGGTAGAGGATGTTGATGTCGGTGACATCAAAGTCCCACGCGAACCGAACACCATCGGCGACCTTGGTCGATGCTAGGTCGTCGGATGCCATCATGCGTTGTGCTGCAGCCGCGAGGCGCTCACGTTCGGCTTGTTTGGCAGCGAGGATGTCGCTGATGCGTCCGGTCGTCTCAGCAGCATCCATTGCAGCCTCAGCCGCCTCACGAGCTGCACGAGCTTCAGCAAATGCCTGTGCCTCGGCACGTTCTTTTTCTCGTTTGACTCGTGCCATCTCCTCGGCGTGGTCGCCGACGATGCGAGTGATCCGCTTCTCCTCGCCCTCGATGGCAGCGATGAAGTTGTTGGCAGTCGAGTCGATCAGTTTTCCTATCCGGTTGACCGGCTCCTTGACTGCCTTGCGTGACTTCTCAACCTCGATCCGCATCGCTGCGAGTCGTCGAGAGATGACCTGAGCGTCGGCGCTCTCGTCGTTGCTGGTGACCTCGGTGACTGTGGCCGCCTGGAGCAACAGGTCGGCTTTGCGATGCTCAGCCTCCGGTGCGATGGTGAGCGAGTAGCCATCACCAGCGAGGATGAGGGCTGTGGTTTCTTCTGTTGTTTTCGTTATCATGGTGTTGTAGGAAAAAAGTTTTTTTTGCTTACGCTGATGTGACCGTTGCAGATGCAGCAGGTCGTGAGTAGCAGTCGGCAATAGTGTCGGTAGCAGTGTTGGCAGTGGTCTGGTGGGCAGGTCTTCTCTCGGAGTTTTCTGGCATTGGCAGCAAGGCGCTCGGAGATGCTTAGAACGGTTCCTCCTCGGTCGGCACGGTCGGGTAGTCCCAGAGCGTCCATGGCAGTCGGCACAGTAGGATCGGCGGCAGGTCGCGGCGATCCGGCCGCACTGCCAGCCAGACCACGTCCGAATCCATGCGATCTCGCATCACGCAGAGCGAGCTTTCGAATGCGTTCAGCGCTTCGTGCCACGTTGTGACCTCCTTGTCGGCGTTGGTCGGTGTCATTGGTATTGCCTCCCCCTCCGACCGTGACAAGCTCCTCAGCGCAGCGTGGTGTGCCTTCTCGGTCACCTCGGCCGATGGTGGCGGGGTCTTGATGCTCAGCACCAGCCCCGCCCTGCGCTTTCCCAGCGACGGTGGATCGATGCGGTTGATTGCAGCCTCGAGCATAGGATCGGCGACCTCTACATAGGGTTTGGATAGGGTTTCCCTAGGGTTGGCAGCGGCTTTCTTAGCGGCGAGTAGTTCGATGATGGTCATTTGGTGAGTTTATGTTGAGATTTCATTTAAAAAATGCGCCGTCAGTAAGTGGTGGCAACTTAGCGTTTTTATATCGTGAACGCGTGCCGATTGATACCATCTCCAGCCTGATAGCTTCTTGATCGTCATCGCACGGCGCGTTATAATATCCGAGTGGACGTTCCAGCATGATCCACCCCCAATCAGCTTGTTCCATTTCCTCAAAATAGAAATACATGTCGTCGCATTGATCCGACGTGAGATTACCTTTAACCCATGCTAAAAGGTGTGGCTTGCATGTTTTGGCCTCTTTTTGCATAAGAGCTGGTTCCTCTCCTTCATAAAAGAGATGCACGCCGTTCGGTATTTCGTATTTAGCCCGGAGAGCATTGGATTGATTACTTACGATTTTGTCGTGGAAGTCATTTGCGGCATCGTCGGCGACTCCTTCCATCATCCGATTGTATTCAGCACATTCGCCATCGCCGCAGAACTCTGTGAGTTCGGATTGCGCCTTCGCCAGCCGCATCAAGCGGTCCTCAATCTGTGCAATGGCGATTTTGATTTCAGTCGCTGTAAGTTCTCGATTATGCGTATTGGTTTCGGTTGCGGTTTCCATTCTTTTAGTTCCTCTCCTTGGTTGTGTTCGTATTTTTCAGCCTCGTCAGAGGCCGCGTTTAATGTGAGTGTTCGGGATTCGGTGGATTCCACCTTGCCGTTGAGGTCGTAGATTTCTTTGTCGTAGATTGATCCATGCAACACGCCGTTTCCGGCGAGGTCTAGCACTGTACATTCTGTCTTGCCTGTCGCGTTCCGCGTTCCGCGCCCAATCATCTGTTTCCAGAGGCATCTGCTTAGTGTGTGGCGATTTAATACCACGAGATCGACATTTGGTACGTCCATGCCTTCCGTAAATATGGTGTGATTGCACATGATCTTGAGCTTACCCTTGGCGAAGCTGCAGAATAGTTTGACCCTCTTTTTAGGGTCGGTTGTGCTGTCAATGCTTGCGGCCTTGATTCCAGCATCCGTCAGAATTTGCGCCAGTTCTTGCGCTTCACGCACAGATCGGCAAAAGACGATTCCCTTCTTAAATGAGGTTTGCATGATCCGCCTTGCGGCGGCATCTGGCGACCATGCCGCCGTGTGTTCTGATCGCGGAATATAAACGCGAGCGCGGCAGAGCGTTCCATCTTCAGTTAGGTCGTAGGTGTCCGGCCCATGGACGATCCGGGAAAAGCCACACGATCCAAGCCCTACACCGTCCAGCCGGTAGGGTGTTGCGGTCAGCGCGATGATTTTAGCGGATGGGTATCCAGAAATGATTTTTCGATACTGAGCGGCGCAGACGTGGTGTCCCTCATCAATGATAATTGTATCATATTCGCCAGTAATTTCCCCTTGTGCCATGAACACGTCGAGGGCTTGCCCGTATTCACAAACTTGCTTTGCAAGCTCTTTCCGGTGCGTCACCCATGCCGTCTTGCCAAGCAGTAACGGTATAATTCCATGGATAGCAATCACGGTTTTTCCTGATCCAGTAGGACATGCTACCACAACTCGGCAATGCGTTTCAAGAGCCTTCATTGTTTCGGAGACAATGGCGGTTTGATATTGGTGAAGAGTAATCATATTCTCGCCCGGAAAGCCCCACCCCGCTTGCGCAAGGTGAGGCGATGCATTTATGCCCTTGTCTTCTGTCCCGAACAGAAATTGTTAGTATAGCGGCTCGTCGCCGAGTAGCGCCTGCAGCTCAAGCAACCCGGCCACCAGTGCCGCGTCATCCGCCTTGTTGCCTGCCTGCGCCTTTGGCAGCCAGTTCTCGATCAGTGCCGAGACTCCAGCCTCGTCGACCGACCCGAGCGCTTTGCCCTTGTACTTGCCAATGTGGACAACGATCGACTCCCAGCCGGTCGGCGACTCAGCTTCTGGCGCTGGTGGCTTCGCTCCATCAGCCTCTCGGTCGCGGATGCGGATGTACTTGCCCGATGCCTTGAGCGCCTTGTCCTTATCGGGCGACATGAACGAGATGTTGGCGTACGTCTTGTCATCCTTATGCTCGTGCTGGATGATGAGCTTGATGCCGTGACCGATGAGGTCTTCGAGATCAAACTCGTCCAGCTCATTGGCAGTGAGGTCGCGGCCCATCATCTTTTTGAGGTCTTTGCGTAGCGCTGACTTCTCGTTGAGGCTGGGAGTGTAGCCACGGCTCCAGATGCAGAATCGGCGGTCGTTGTCCTCGTCGATCGCCTCAGTCTCGAAGACCAGGCGGAACTCATCCTTCTCGCCGTACTGTGTCATTCTTTTTTTTGGCTCCGTGATGTCGACTAATACTGCCTTGATCGGCCCTTCGGTTTCAGGGTGCGGAGTAAATGTGCTGTTTCTTTTTTCGCTTAGTTTCATTTTGTTTTATTGGTTTATTGGGAGAGAATGGTGATGGCGATGGTTGCTGCGATCGTGGCTATTGCCATTGCCAGCGTGATCCAACCGAGACGGTTGAGTCGCTGCCTGCGGCGGCGTTGGTAAAATTTGATCATGGATTTGTGGTTCATTGTTGGTACATGACTAGGACAACCAGCCAGATTGTGAGGTTGATTCCGATAATGGCAGCGAGGATGATTTTCATGCGTCGAGTAGGTCGAGGATGTCCATTCTCACTTCTGGATAGTCGGTAGCGCGAATGCTGCGCGACCCGTCGCTGTTGTAAAATGCGCTCACAGACAACACTACATCGTGGTCTGGCGGGTGATTGCCGCTCTCGACGTGGAATCCCCGAGATTGACTGTATCTAATTGTCGGGTTGCTGGCGTTCGAGACAAACGCCTCGTGGATCGCTTCGGCAAATCCGGCTTTGCCGCCGGTGATGGTGTTGTGTTTCATGTTGGTATTGGTGTTGGTTGTTATTAGCGTTGCGTCGTGCAACTGAAAAGAACCTAGGCAATGCCGAATCAAAATGAAAAGACTTTTTTTCATTTATTTTTACGCAATCCGCACAATCCTATATTTTACAAGGGACGCAGAGCAAAAATAATTTTCCCTTCAGCCTCAGAAACTCACTGAGTCGCTTGAAAATGCATCGCATCGTAGCCCCATTCCACACCGCCAGAAATCCATCCTTGGCGGTAGAAACATTCGATGATCTCGAGCGGCATGTTAGACCGCATTGGCCATGAATCTTTGAAGCCGTTAGTGCTGGGTGCTAGGTCGATGGCCGCACCATACGCATGCAGCGACCATGTGCTGCCGCCGCGTTTGTTGCGGAAATTGAAAACGCCAGCGTAGTCAGAGGCGATCCGCATGACTGCCATGTCGTTGCCGTGACGAGATTTGATGTCCTCGAGGACGCGCATGAGAGAGTGGGCGCAGTCCTCGTGTACTCGCGAGGTCAGCACCTGCTTGCCTTGGTAAAAAGTCGGAAACGGAAACGTGATCTTCTCGAGGTTGTTTTCATTCCCGGGCGAACCATAGAATGCTTTCAGTGCCGCCTGAGATTGTAGCGGCCACGGCGATGGATGCGGCATCAGAGCATGCAGGTGAGCTTTACACGCCGCGATCGACCGCGGCCCCCAGAATCCATCTGGCTCGGCTCCCACGCGCCTCTGCAGCGCCACGATCTCGGAATGCACCATGACTATTTAGTCGCGTGGTACTCGACTTGGATCGCGCCGGTGACCGGCTCGTAGCGGACGCGACCGTGTTCGTTCACGAACTCAAAACCGCCGCTTGTAGCGCAGCTTGTGCAGAGCGTCATGAGCGCCACGATCGCACCGAGCGCGATCAGAATCCATATGCCTGGTAGTGCTGAGTCCATGATCATTTTGATTTTATGTTGATGAGTCCCATGATGGCGAGGCCGACGGTGAGGATGCTATTTTGCAGCTCCGGATCGAGGTGGATTCCGCAGGCCATAGCGATGGCAATCAGTCCCTTCCATGTTGATTCTTCTTTTAGCTTTTCAATGATGATGTTCATTTCATTAGGTTTTTGGTGATGATAGAGATTGCGCTGAGAG